CTAGAACTATCATCTAGGTCTTTAGACGAGGATGCTTCTACACCCATTAATACCAAGTCTGGCACTAAGTTATACCCATATATTAAAAATGGAATATATAACGATTATAAAGGCAAAAATCCAATTAGTATTTATAAAAAATCTAATCCGTATCTACATTTAACCAGGTACTCTGGAATCAAATTAAAAGGTGATTTTAACTCTTATCAAAATAGAGGCATTAGTATGCTAATAAATGAAAACAAAGACTCTTTATTTTCTGTATCTACCATTCAACTTGCAATTAAAAATGATACCAGTAACTTTACATACACGCCAGTTCAAATATTTCAAGTAAATACATCAAACTCTTCTATTAATTTTTATATTGTGGCAAATGGCGATTCTGGACAAAGAGCAAAAATATACGCGATAGATTCAAAAACTGGTCAATTACAAAATGGCATATCATACTATTTAAATGGACTGCTAGTTGCTAATCCAGTAATTGACAATAAAAACTGGTATTTTTTAAGCATATCTTTTGCAAACGCTTTAACATTTAACTCATTTACTGGATCTATAAGTTTAAACGGTCCATTGGTCTATAATCACATATCGTATTATAAGTTAACTGGTTTGCAACAAAAACAATCGTCTATTACTAGAATTTGGGATGAGGTAAAGCAGCAGTATGTGCTTGGAGCAGAGGAACCATTTGATTTTGATTGGGATTTTTGGAACCAGGGATATTTGTGGTTTGGTGTATTAATTAAGACATCTTCTTCAGATTTTGGAGATACTTCTTCAAATATTTACAAAACATACATGGGAACTAACAAAATTATTGTTGGAAATGATGGAGAAAGACAGTTGTTGGCACAAAGTTACGATAATCCTATTCATATTGGTTCTTCGTGGCAACAATATATCCTCAATCCAACATAATATGGTATACTAATGGTTATGAATAATCAAAATCCAAACAAAAAAAGAAAACCTCGTATGAAAGGCCAAATTGGCGACTCTAAAATAACCTTTATTGAAAAGAACTATGATTGGGGCGTTTATGTTTGGAAAAGAGCCAATGGTAAGTGGTTCACTGATGGAGAGGGTAATATTTTAAATATACCAGCCGTAAAACACGATATTGCCGCTTTAGCCGAAATAAAAAAGACAGCAGCATATTATGGAGAACCAGATGGAGAGGCTGTATTTTTTCCAGGTATGGGAAGAGTATCAGACGAAGAGTATTCCGAACAAGTAGATAGAATGAAAGCGGGATTAATCCCTAACCTTAATGATCTTGGTGCAGTAGCAGCAGCCAAAGCAACAATTGCAAAATATGGCGATGAAGAATAATGAGTGAAGAATTTAACTATGTTATTGGTGCTAGGATAGACGAAAACGAACAAGCAGTTAATGCATTTGCTGGTTCAGACCCATTTAGCAAAAACTGGGAAGAGTTAAAAAACTATTCTGGTTTGGATAATAACTTTAAACGTCGTGCAGCAAGAATGTCCAAGGCTCTAGTAGATACAACCCAACAATCTTATATTGACAGATCAATTGCAGTTCCACAAGGTATTGATGGTGCTCGCTCTAATCAGATAAATCCTGGTAACGTATTTAGAAATGGTTATGGACTATTTGACGTAATCACACCACCATGGAATGTTTATGAACTTGCCAACTACTATGACACATCCTTTGCAAACCATGCAGCCATTGATGCTAAGGTTGAAAATATTGTAGGTTTGGGATATGATTTTGATATATCAAAAAGAACAATGCTCAAATTAGAGAATTCCTCAAATGACGAATCAGTAAGTCGTGCAAGAAACAGAATTGAAAGAGCAAAAGTAGAGTTACGTGATTGGCTAGAAAGTTTAAACGCAGATGACTCTTTTACCACAACAATGGAAAAGATATACACAGATGTTCAAGCAATTGGTAATGGATACATGGAAATTGGTAGAACCACTCGTGGTGAAATTGGATACGTTGGTCATATTCCAGCAACCACAATGCGTTGTCGCAGACTAAGAGATGGATACGTACAGGTTATTGCAAACAAGGTAGTTTACTTTAGAAACTTTGGTGCTACAAATTCAAACCCAGTAACTGAAGATCGTAGACCAAACGAAATTATTCATTTTAAACAATACTCACCATTAAACACATTCTATGGTGTTCCAGACATTATTTCAGCAATATCATCTCTACACGGTGATCAACTGGCTTCACAATACAATATTGACTACTTTGGTAACAAGGCAGTTCCAAGATACGTAGTAACTATGAAGGGTGCCAAACTATCTGCAGACGCAGAAGACAAGATGTTTAGATTTTTACAAACTGGATTAAAGGGTCAAAACCATAGAACTTTGTACATACCTCTTCCTGGAGATACAGAAAATAACAAGGTAGAGTTTAAGATGGAACCTATTGAATCTGGGGTACAAGAGGGATCATTTAAGGAATATAGAAAACAAAACCGTGATGACATCTTGGTGGCACATCAAGTACCGCTTTCAAAACTAGGTGGATCAGACTCAGGGGCAATTGCAGCAGCATTGGCTCAAGATAGAACATTTAAAGAGCAGGTAGCCAGACCAGCACAGGCTCAACTAGAAAAACAAATTAATAAGATCATACGCGAGAAACAAGACGTACTAGAGTTTAAGTTTAATGAACTTACTTTGACAGATGAAATAGCACAATCACAAATTCTTGAAAGATATGTAAAAACACAGATTATGATGCCTAATGAGGCAAGAGTGGCACTGGGTCTTCCACAAAGAGACGGTGGAGACGAACCATTTGTAGCCAAACCAGAGACTATGAATAATGATGCCAATCGTGCAAGAGATGGCGAAAGACTTAATAATCAGTCCGATGGATCTGCAACTGTAAGTGGTAGAAATCCAAAGGGCGAGGGTAGATCTTCAACCTAGTTACACTGTTTATAACATGTTTATAACTTGTGTATAAAAGGGCTCTATAATGTATAGTACGATGTCTATATTAAAAGCCCAATGGAATACAGAAGGCGAGAATGTCCGCCTTTCTATGCCTTTTAGTAAGGTTGATAAACAACGCCGCATTGTTTCAGGCTTTGCCTCATTAGATAACTTAGATCGTCAAATGGACATTGTAACTACAGAAGCCAGCATGAAGGCATTTGAAAACTTTCGAGGTAACATAAGAGAAATGCATCAACCATTAGCAGTAGGCAAAATGGTTTCATTTAAGCAAGACAAATATTTTGATTCAGAGTCAAAGAAGTTTTATAACGGTGTTTTCGTTTCCGCTTATGTCTCTAAAGGTGCTCAAAGCACATGGGAAAAGGTTTTGGATGGCACACTAACAGGTTTTTCTATTGGTGGAAAAATGAACAAATGGGACGACGCTTTTGATGAGAAGTTAGATTCTCAAATTAGAATTATTAAAGATTATGATCTTGTTGAGTTAAGTCTTGTAGACTCTCCAGCAAATGAATTTGCAAACATTATGTCTGTTGAAAAAGTAGACGGAGTTGCAGTAATTAAAGGTGATAATACAACCTTAGAAAATGTTTTTTGGGATTCAGAAACTGGAATTGTTATGGTTTCAGAAAATGAAAAAGAAATCAGTCCAACAACTGGCAATGAAATGAAAAATATAGGATTCGTTGAAAAAACGGATAATGAAAAAATCAATATGATAAAGTTCTTAGTCGATAGTGCTAAAGGCATTACCACTTCTAAGATTACCAAGGAGGTAAGTCCTATGACAGAAACAACAGAAGTAGTAGCAGAGATTGTTGAAAAATCTGATATTGCAGTTGAAAATGTTGAGGTTGCTCCAGAGGCAGATGCCGTAGTTGATGCTCCTGTTACAGAAGTTGTTGCAGAAGATGCACCAGCAGCGGAAACAGTTGTGGAAGCAGAAAAAGCAGACACAGTTGAAGCAGTAGCAGAAGTTATTGAAGAAGTTGCTACAGAAGTATCTAAAGCAGACGATGTTATTGTTGAGGCAGTAACAGAAGTTAAGAATACTCTTACATCAGCCTTTAGCGATCTACTTGCAACAGTAAAGTCTTTACAGACAGAAGTTGCAGATTTAAACAAACAAGTTGCTGACACAAAGTCACAAATTGTTAATACACAAAATGCACTAGTTGAAACAAACGGTGCAGTTAACGAGTTTGGAAAGAGAATGGAATCAGTAGAATCTGATACCGCTTTCCGAAAGTCTGGCGATCTCGGCGAGGTCGTACAGTTACAACCAGTAATGGTTGAGAAATCCCTATGGGGCGGACGTTTCCTCAAAACAGCCGATCTATTCAGATAGAAAAATCACGTGGAGGTGAAATATATGTCGGAAGAAATAATTAAAAATCAGCCAGGAACATCAGGCGATCTAGGTGGAACAGCACCTGGAACAGCCCAAGCACAAGGTGCATTCGCATCTGGTTCTGATGCTGGTGAAAACGTAGCAGGCAACTATGCAAACGGTGGTGTTTTAGGTAACATCGCAGAAGCATCATTTGGCTCTACATCAGGAGTTAACGCAGTAAATCCTTCAGGTGATACTGGAAGCGGTATCTTACGCCCTGAACAAGCACGTCGTTTTATAGACTATGTGTGGGACGCAACTGTATTGGCTAAAGATGGTCGCAGAGTGACCATGAAAGCAAACACAATGGAACTTGAAAAAGTTAACGTTGGAGAACGTGTAATCCGTGCAGCCTCACAAGGCTTAGGCGAATACACAAACGCTGGTGCAACATTCTCAAAAGTTGAATTAACTACAAAGAAAATTCGCTTAGACTGGGAAGTATCATCAGAAGCACTTGAAGACAATATTGAAGGTGCAGCATTGGAAGATCATATCGTAAGATTGATGACCAACGCATTCGGTAATGATATCGAAGACCTTGCAATTAACGGAACAGGAACAGGTTCAAATGCTTTCACTAGCATCATGAACGGTTTCGTAAATCAAGTAACAGCGAACACTTCAGCAGCACACGAGTCAGTAGCCAACGTAGTATCAAATGCTTGGACAACAAACACACTGCAAGATATAATTCTTGCAATGCCACGTAAGTACCGTGCACTTAAGAATAATCTTAAGTTCTACGCAGGTACAGACGTTTTCCAAGGTATTGTTAAAAACAATGGTACTCTTGCCGATGCAATTGCCGAAGCCTTTGTAAATAAAGGTCCAGGTACAGAAGCAAATCGTCAAGCATACCTTGATGGTAACGCACAAACATTCGGAGGAGCACGTACAACACGTGTACTCGGAATTGATGTTCAAGAAGTTCCTTACTACCCTGCAGGATATGTCGATTTGACATTCCCTGCTAACCGTGTATGGGGTTTCCAACGCGACATCACAGTTAACCGCGAATACAGACCAAAGAAAGATACTGTAGAATATACAGTTTTCGTTCGTTTCGGTATTCAATGGGAAGAACTAGATGCAGTCGCTTATGCGGATGCAGCAGGCGAATAGCCTAATCTGTAATACAATTTTAAGGGGAGTAGGATTAATTTCTTACTCCCTTTAATATTTAATTAAATGATATAATACTACAAGGAGGAATATATGTCAGAATTAGACAAAGATTTAAATCTACAAACACCAGAAACAGTTGAAGAAAATACTATTCAAGACGCAGTTGTTGAAGATATTGTAGAAGAAGTTATAGAAGAAATCCAACCAGCATTGTTAGCCCCAGGCGAAGCATTAATTCCAGAAGATAAAAAACAAGCAGTTCAAGACCTTGTTGAAGGACTTGCTCCATTATCAACTGGTGCCATTGGTGTTGGAAAACAACCAAGAACTAAAAAAGAAAAACCTGCTGAACCTAAACAAGGTAAAGAAAAAGTTGCAATTAAGTCAACTAAGAACGTATCCTGGATGGGTGTAGGCCAAGTAAAAGTTGGTATCAACTACGTATCCGCAGAGGAAGCAAAAGAATGGTCAACACGTAATCACATTACAGTTTTGAAACCAGAAGACGTTGCAAGGGAATACGGCTTATAAACAATGGAAGCATTAAGGGTTCCACCATACCCACTAACACTAAAGTTTGATGTCCCAACAAGTGGAGATATCTACACTCTTAGATTACAGGATTTGGTGGAACACTTTGTTGAAGAATCAAATATAACTTCAGCAAACTTACAAATAACATATGTAATACCATTATCAAAAATAGAATTTGACAGAAAATATGAAGTTAAGATTTTAAATTCAGATGAAGAAATAGTGTTTGAAGATAATTTAGACATAGTAAGACCATATACTGACCCTAATAAACTTGGAACTACCGCTTCAGAAATAACAGAAGCAAAATATAACGAACTTATTGCAAGATCAATTATTGACTCATTCGTTGTTGATGGTTTTTATAATCAAAAAGTTATTGTTCAAACAGTTGGAGAAGGATTAGATTATATACCTTTGTGGATAAATGCTTATAAGGTATTGAGAGTTTATGAAAACGATGTTTTAATTTTTGATGTTGATGAAGAAACAAACGATAGATATTTTAAATTATCATTAGATAACTCTGCTGTACAAGAATATATTCCCAATTCAACAGAATCATTAAATAGATTAGAAAAAACGCTACCAAATCTTCCAGTATCATACGGTGATTTAGGGTATTATGGTTGGGATACTGTTACTTTTCCTACAGGATATGACTATACATTAGTTCTAGATGCTGGATATAAAACAATTCCGTCAGATATTCAGGCAGCAACAGAAATGTTAGTTAATGATATTAAATGTGGAAGACTTGATCAATATAAAAGATATGTTGAAGAATATCAAACAGATCAGTACAAAGTTAAATTTAATGCTAAAAAATTATTTAACGGTACAGGCAATATCATAGTTGATCAAATACTATCAAAATATACTAAGAACATTACTAGACTAGGAATACTATGACATGTTTAGACGACAACTTTTTATACCCTATGACAGCAGAAGTGTACTATTCATCCGTTCAGCAAGGTCAGTACGGTAATATTAAAAAGCAATGGTCAAAGTTTAAAGATATAAAATGTTACTTTGCATCTGGTAACCTTAGAAATAAAGAAGAGCAACAAGTACAAAATGTAGCAATTTTGTTTGACAAAGTTTTGAGCGGTAGAGTTCCAACAGATATTAGATTTGATGATATGAATGGTGGAATTGCATTAACTAATCTTCTTATAACAAACATATCAGATGGAGAAGGTAACCCTATATATGTTGAAACAGGTGGGGTTCGTGCTGGTAAATCAAGTATTTTTGAAGTTGCAACACTAAGCCCATACTCTGGTTTGTTTGGAAAAACAGAATATTATAAGATTGTAATTAAAAGGTCTGATAGTCAGGCGATAGATTTATGATAATAGTTGATAATAAACAATTTAAAAAAGAAATGAACAACATTGTAGATTACTCTATTGGATTTTTAGAAGGAATAAAAGGTGGAAAGACAGCGTTTCTTAATAACCTTGGGCGTGAGACTATACAAACATTAAAAGAATTTGTTGATTTAAATGCAAGAATTGATCCAGCAATTCTGCAGCACGTATATGAATGGTATCAAGTTGGAAGTCCAAATGCAAGATTGTTTGATATTGAGTACACTGTAAGCAATCAAGGTTTGTCAATATACTCTACACTTAGCCAATCATCAAGAGTTAAAGATGGATCTACTACACCATTTTACGATAAAGCAAGAATTATGGAAAAAGGAATACCAGTAACTATAAGACCTAAAAAATCTAAGGTGTTAGTATTTGAAGAAAATGGAGAAACAGTGTTTACTAAAAATCCAGTTACAGTTAACAACCCTGGCGGAGAAGATGCTCAAGGTGGATTTGAAGAAGTGCTAGACATATTTTTAAATCAATATTTTAAACAATCATTTTTAAAGTCATCTGGTTTATCAGACTACATTAAAAATCCAAAAGTATTTAAAACTAATTTAAGAGCAGGTGCCAAGTATGGCAAAGGTTTTGGATATTCAACTGGATATAAATGGATTGCTAATGCGGTGATTGCATAATGGCTGCTACGATACATCATCCACCATCATTAATTAATGCTTATTTACAAAATAAAATTAGTGAGTTTTTTGGAACATCAGCGATTGATGGGTTAGATGAACAAGATACTTTCCTTATTCCATTTTTTCCAACTGCTCCAACAGATATCAATGCTTTAACTGAATCTTTTCCACAATCACTTGGAACATTTGCAGTATATGACAGGATGTTTAGAATGAATAGAAAGACATTTCCACATATATATTGTGAACAAATAATGTATTATTTTTATAACTTTGGTGGAAATGCAATTGAAAGAACAATCATTCTAAGTCAAAAGATTCAAGATCTTTTAAATTCATTAGACGAGTCTGCAGTTGATATAAATAAGTGGATAAGAGATAATCAAGATACGGTTATTCCTGGTCCAGAAATAGCACTTAAAGATATGTCACTTCCCCTATATTTTCACACCTTTAAAACCTACCAACTTCAAGAGACTAGAGACATCATAGACTTTGGAACAGCCAGAACCTATGCAGGAAACAAGATTATTTTAGATTATGACTGGCATAAAGGCTAACAAAATGGTGTTATACTTGACCTTGAGGAAACATCGCTTTACAACTAAATAAGAAAACCCTTTACAAGGAGAGGTGAAATAAATGGCATATTCTCGTGGACAATCCAACAACATTATCGTTGGTGCAGCCGCATTGTTTACATACAATGACGGTGCTTTAGCACAAACAATCGGTACTGCAGGTGGACCACTACCAGCATTTGAAGCAGCAACATCATACAAAGATACTTTGACTGATGACGTTGACTTCACAAACGTAGGTTATACCAGCAATGGTATCGAACTTACATTCCAACCATCTTTCGGTGAAGTTCAAGTTGATCAAGTTCTTGACGTTGCTCGTCTTTTCAAAGACGGCATGCAAGTATCTTTAGCAACATCATTTGCAGAAGCAACACTAGAAAACCTTCTAGTGGCAGTAGCAGCAAACGCAAATGATTTAGATGAATTATCAACCGCAACAGGTATTGGTACAGGAAGCCAAAGTTTCGACATCAACTCAGGTGAATTAGGCGACGTTCCTCTAGAACGTGGTATAGTAGCCGTTGGTCCAGGAACTGGTGACCCATCAATCGATAAGGAACGTATCTATATCGGATACCGTGCTTTGTCAATCGAAAACGTAGTAGCATCAGCAAAACGTGATGCAGCATCTATGTTTGACGTAACTTTCCGTATGTTACCGTTAGATGACGGTATGTATGGTAAGATTGTTGATCGTACAATTGCTTAGTAAGTAATTTTACAAGATTAGCCCACCCATAAAACGGTGGGCTTTTCTATTTGGTATAATGGTTTAATGGCCACAAAAATTTATGAAGAGGGTATCGTTGAGTTAGTAGACGGCACAAAAATAACAGTAGGTCCAGCAAAAATAAAATATTTAAAAAAAATATTAGATCAGTTTTCGTTAATATCTAAAGTTGACGGCGAAGATGAAACTCTAGAAATAGTCTTAGAGTGTGTAAAAATATCAATGCAGCAGTTCTATCCTCAGTTATCAAATAGCATAACAGACATTGAGGATAATTTTGACATTAAGCAACTTTATAAAGTTTTAGAATTTTCAGCGGGTATCAAACTAAATGAGGATAAAGAAGATAGTATAGAGCAACAAGCAAAGTCAGAAAATGACAAAGGGTCTAACTGGGACGACCTAGATCTTGCTAAACTAGAATCTGAGGTTTTTTTAATAGGTGCTTGGAAGAATTATGAAGAGTTAGAAACATCAATATCTATGCCAGAGTTAATATCTGTGTTAGAAATGAAAAGAGAAATAGATCGCAACGATAAAAAGTTTTCTGCAGCAATGCAAGGGGTAGATATAGATAAAGATAAAAATGATAATGCCTGGGAAGATATGAAAAAAAGAGTGTTATATAAAGGAAAAGATGCAAATGATATAACAAACCTTCGTGGAGCAAGAGCACAGAAAGCAGGGTTTGGCATTGGAAATGGTTTGGGATATGAAGAGGTTGTTGGTTAAAATATAGGTCCTCTGTGATATAATTAAGGTTAACCTTATAAGGAGGAAAAATGGCAACTACTGTTAACGAAGAAAAAACAGTTACGCTTATTGATGGTACAAAAGTTAAAGTAAGACCACTGAAAATTTCTCTCCTACGTCCTTTCATGAAGAAATTTGAAGGTGTAGCAGCGGTCGCAGAAGATAACGAAAAATCAATGAACATATTAATGGAATGTATTCAGATTGCAATGCAACAATACAAGCCAGAAATTGCAGAAGACTTGGCAGCGTTAGAAGAAAATATGGATCTTCCAACGGTATATAAAATTATAGAAGAGGCATCTGGAGTTAAGTTAGCAGATGCAGCATTACTTAATAATTTACCATAAAAACTAAATAAAGAGGTAATAATGAATGGCTGATATCGAATCCAATATAAAAATTGGTGTTGATGCTGATCAAGCGTTAAGGCAACTTAAACTTTTACAGCGTCAGTTATCAGCCTTTTATTCTACAATGGCCAAATCTGGGGCCGCTGGTGCAGCGGTTTCTCAGAACATGGCTCAAAACTTAACTAATCAAATTAATGCAAGCGGCAAATTCTATGCCGAAATGAAAAAGATTAAAACAACAACAGATTCTTTTAATGAGGCTTTAGAAAAAAATAAATTTGGAATGAAGGAGTACTTCAGATACGCTGGTGCTTCTACTAAAACTTTTGGTAAATTATTTAAAACAGAGTTTGACACTATCAATAAAGTTGCAAGAGAAAATGTAAAAACACTACAAACCCAATATATTAAAATGGGTAGAGATGCAAGTGGTGCTCTCAAGGCAATGTCTATTCGTCCATTAACTTTGGATATGAATGATTATGCAACTAAAACAGCAATGGCTGCTCAACGCCAAGCATTACTTAATCAATTATTAAGACAAGGATCTACAAATCTCTTAAACTTTGGTAAAAATACACAGTGGGCTGGTCGTCAACTTATGGTTGGTTTTACTGTACCATTAATGTATTTTGGTTCCGTTGCAGCAAAAACATTTATGGAATTAGAAGAACAAGCAATTAGATTTAAACGTGTTTACGGTGACATGTTTACAAATACTAAAGAAACAACTGAAGCATTGCAAAATGTTAAAATGCTTGCAAATGAATTTACTAAGTATGGTGTAGCCGTAGCAGATACAATGAAAATGGCTGCCGATGTGGCAGCAACAGGTAAAGTTGGAAATGATTTATTAGTTCAAGTTGCCCAAGCAAATAAACTTGCTGTACTTGGTGGCATTGATCAACAAAAATCTTTGGACACTTTAATTTCTTTAACTTCTACTTTTGGAATTACTGCAGAAAAGACTGCACAACAAATTGACTTTTTAAACGCAGTAGAAAACCAAACAATTCTAAGTATTGATGATTTAACAACAGCAATTCCTAAAGCAGCACCAGTAATTAAACAACTTGGTGGAGATGTTCAAGACTTAGCATTCTTTATGACTGCTATGCGTGAAGGTGGCATTCAGGCTGGAGAAGGTGCCAACGCATTAAAGTCTGGTCTTGCATCTATTATTAATCCAAGTAAAAGAGCATCAGAGTTTCTTGCTAGTTTTGGCATTAATATAAAAGGAATTGTAGATGCAAATCAAGGTGATGTTAAAAAACTTGTTATAGACGTAGCAAGTGCATTAGACAAACTAGATCCACTTAATCGTGCTAGAGCAATTGAACAACTATTTGGTAAGTTTCAGTTTTCACGTATATCTACGTTATTTCAAAACGTTATTAAAGAGGGCACTCAAGCACAAACTGTTGCTGAGTTAACCACTGCTACCGTAGAAGAACTTGCCATATTGTCTGAACGAGAATTAAATAAAATTTCTGAATCACCAATGTATAAGTTTAAAAAACAAGTTCAAGATCTTAAAACAGTAATAGCCCCAATAGGTGCAGAATTTTTAAAAGCACTAACACCAATTATTGAATTTTTTAATAAAATATTAAGACGTTTTGAAGATATGAGTGATGGCACAAAGAAGTTTGTTGTTTACTTAACCACAATTCTTGCTGGTATTGGCCCATTAGCCTTGATGTCTTTTGGTTTGTTGGCTAACGGTGTTGCAAACATTATCAAGTTGTTTGTTAGCATAAAGTCAGTATTTAACAGGGCTGGAAATTCTACTACATATTTAGGTGAGCAAACTAACTATTTGACTCAAGCACAAATAAATGCTGCTGCAGTTGCATCATCATTAGATCAAGCACATATGACATTAACGCAAAGGTTTACTGCAGAAGCACAGGCAGTTAAGTTATTAAGAAATGCCTACATGGAAGCAAATGCTGCAAGCCTTAATTTTTCAATTGGCAAGGGTATTGCAAAAACTCCAGGAATGCCATTAGCAAACGGTATATTAAGTGTACCTGGACCAAAGGGTGCAGGAGATGTAGTACCAGCAATGCTTTCACCAGGAGAGGCTGTAATTCCAGCAAAGCAAAATAAAAAGTTTGGTGGATTAATTAGAGGAATTATTGCTGACAAAATACCTGGTTTTATAAAAGGATCAGCATCAATAAAAACAGTTAATTTTGGCGGTACTGACTATTCAAATATAGCAACTAATGCAAAAACAACAGAATCAAAATTATCTGAATATTTACATAGATATAGTACTGGTGCAAATGCAACTCAAGAAACAAATGTACAATTAACAAAAATGTTAGAAACACTAAATCAAAGAGCATTAGCAGAAGGTAAAACTCAAATACTTAGTTTAAAACAAATTCAACAAGCACTTGCTGAATTTAATTTAAGAGAAATAAATCCAAAGGGTACAGGCCGCCAGTCTGCTGGCAGTGTGTTTGCACATGGAAGTGCACCACGTAGAGCAACTCAAGAACAATTAAATATTATTAATCAAGAAGGACAGAGACTAATATCGCAAAATCCAGAATATCATGAAAAAACAAAATATAGTAAGGCGAATATGCTTGCTCAAGCAGAATCAGCAACTATGTATAATCGTTATGGCTTTAACACAGATCATTCTTATAACACAGGAAGTGGAGATACTAAACTATTTCAATCAGAATTTTTAGATCCAGCCAAACAAACAAAAGTTATGAGTCCATTTTATGAAGAGTGGGCCGCACAACAGGGAAAAACTTTAAATGAAGTATTAAAAGATCCCAAATTATTTAAAAAAATGACTCTTGATACAAGTTCTTTTGCAAAAGCAATTGGAGAAGAAATTGGAAAAATAGGAACTGAAACTTTCTCAGATGATCAATTTTATAAAGCAGTTGCAGATGCAGAAGCAAAACATTTTGCTAAAGGATCAAGTGGAAAATTAAAAAGACCAAGAATGAAAAGAGTAGTTGATGCATTAAAAGAAGATTATTCAACATTGGGACTGATGGGTGGAGAAGCAAACAGGGCAACTGGTCAAAGAGTTGGAGTTGCACAAAGAGATCAAGAACTTAGACAACAACTTGGAATGCCTTTAAGTGGTAAACCATATAAAAGAGGCGGTCAGTATGCTTCTATTAGTCAAAAGGTAAGACAAAAAAGTATAGATTATGGATTTACTCAAATTGGAGACTCTTTTAGTGAAACACTAGATGCAAGGTCACCATCTAAAAAATTAAGAAAAATAGGAAAAGATGCTGGCACAGGACTTTTATTAGGAGTTAAAGAATCAGTCAAGGATGCAAAAGGTGCTGGTCGTCAATTAGCCATGTCAGTTATTCAGGGGTCAATGCAAATTCCACAATCAAAACTTACAACAATGAATAGAGGAATTGTTGGCCCAACTTCACCATATAATCCTGGCGGTAATGACAATAATAAACCAACAACTAAGAATAGAGGAAGAGTTGGTGTTGGTGGATTAGCAATGGGTGCTAATGCATTGTTAATGGGTGGTTCTATGATGCCAGGCCAAGTTGGAGATATGTCACAAAAACTTATGATGCCAGTTATGGCTTTGTCTATGATTCTTCCACTACTACAGAGTAAGTTTGGATTACTAACTGTTGGTATTGCGGCATTAACATATGCAATAGTTTCTACAAGAATGGCTTTTGATAAGGCACAAGACTCTGCAATGAAACTTGCTGAAAACTTAGGTAGTGGTGCTAAGGCAATGGAAGAGTTAGCAAAATTCTCAGGCAAAGTAAGTGCTACAGAAATTATGGATAAACGTCGTAAAAACTCTCTATCTCCATTTCAAGTTCAAACAGGTAAAACAACATTTGGACAAAGTTTTGTTGATTCAGATTTAGGAAAGCAAACAATATCTGCAGTTACTGATTCTATGAAAGTTGGTGGAAGAGCGGGTGCTCAATCTCAATTATTAAGTCAGTTAACTACAGGTGTAGTAACAGGATCTTTGACTGCTGATCAAGCAAGAAGCATTGCTGCAAATATTGGAGAACAACTTGGTGATTATTCATTTGGAATTCAGGTAAATGCAAAAATGTTAGAACTGCTTGGACCTAACGGAGAAAATCTTGAAAAAGATCCAATCGCTATTAGAGTTAAATTAATGCAAGACGCAAGACAAAAGGCTAACAGTGCAACTGGAATGATAGGCAATGCTGCAAGATATACTGGAAAAGATACTGCTAAGTTTGGTGGTTTTGGATTAGGTGGACTTATTGGCGGTGGAGCATTGGCAGTTGGTGGAGGAATGGCTTCAGCAGTTGCTGGTGGTGCCGCAGCAGGAAGTTTTGTTCCAGGAATTGGAACCGCAATTGGTGCTGGTGCTGGTGCTTTAATTGGTGGAACACTTGCTTTGCGTGATAGACAAAAAAGAATTGGTGCTGCTTCAGGTGGAGCGGTTGCAATGCAAAAGATGGCTCTTGAACAACAAACAGCAATGATGGATTCGTTAGAATTAGAATATGAAAAAAGAATTGATATTGCTAAAGCAGCAAACGATTTAGAAAAAGTAGCAAGGCTGACAGCAGAGCGTGAAGCAGGAAGAATTGCTCTATTAGAAGAAAACAAAGGGTTATTAACTGATATTGGTGCATCTTATAGTGGTGCATCTTCGATGCTTGGCGGTAACGTACAAAAAGCAATGATGACTGGTGTGGACAAAGCAATCACTAATCAATATAAAGATACTGCAATGGCAGACATAGTTCCATTAGCACAAACCGCTATAGGTGGTTCTGGAGCAACTAAAGAACAACAATATAAAATTAAGATGGAAATGGCAAGTGGCAATATAGACCCTATGCAAATTGTTAGCATGTTTGAAATGTTTAAAGAAGATCAAGGATCAGTAGATGCCCTGTTAGATATTACGGCTAACTTTGGCGGTAAATTTGCAAACCAAGCAATATCAACAGTGTCAATGTTTACCAATAAAGATGGAAGTGTAAATAAAACTGCTCAAGCAAAATTTATTGCAGACATAAAAACAAAGACACCAAAAGAAGCAGAAAAAATGTTAACCTTCTTTGGAGACATTACAAAAACTGGAGAAGTCTTAGACGTTGGGGTTGCAGTAGAATATTTGCAAAAAAATCCAAATATTGCTAACAACCTTCAAGAAACAATAGCAAATATTAAAGCACAAAAAGGAAAGATAAGTTTAGAGGTAGCAGCAACAATCCTTGGTGCAAAAGAAATGGAAGCCTTGAGATCAGATCAAGAATATTTTAATAGTCTTCCAGCAGAACAACAAAAGGTTTATTTACAAACACTCACAACTATGGCTGAAGTTACAGGAAATAACAGTAAAGAATTTTTGGCATGGCAAGCAGCAAACCCAGGACAAAGTCCAAATAAATACTTTACTGGAGCCGCACAACAGTTAACCAAAGCAGAGGCCTTGGCAACACCAGCCACTGGCGAGGACGGTAGCGAGACAGGCACAGGACCAACTTCATCTCCACTAGATGAACTAGTAAAAAAGATTAGAGATACTAGAAAGGCTACTGAAGAACTAACCACTGGATGGGATTCTTCTGCTAGTGCATTAAAAAGAATGGCAAAAGAAGGTATTGAAGGATTTAAAGGTTTGTCACAAACCCTTAGAAGTCAAGGTGCTAATCAAAACACTATAGATTTTATTACTGCCCTATCTCCTGAAGACTACAACAAATACAAGAGTCTATTTAAAGACATGAAAACTTTACAGTCTGCTATTAACTTTGCTGAACTTGGATCATATCAAGATAGTCAAGAAAAAATAATTGCAGATACAGATAATCAAACAATAGCATTTAATAAGTTAGTTGCTGCAGGTATGGATTCAGCAACTGCATACGAAGCAGTTCAAAACACTGGTTTTGCAGCAGCAGTTGCTACAGAAAAACTTGGCAAGAATATGAAAAAAATTGTTGACACCACAACAGCAGCCAATAGGAAAAAAATTGAAGGTTTCTTAAAAATGGGACAATACTCACAAGCATTTGATCCTGGATATAATTTAGCACAAAGATATTTTGATGTTCAAGAAAAACTTATGAAGTTAAGAAGACAAGCAGAAATTGATCAACAACAAGCAGTAATTGATACCGCTGATATTCAAATAAAGAGTGCACAAAATATTCAAGATGTAAATAATTATCAAATTTCTACATATGAAGATGGACTAAAAACTATAGATGATCAGGCTAATGAAATAACTAAAAAATATGACAAACAGTTTGAATCACTTGATAAGATTTCTAAGATTAATGAAACAATTGCTAGACAAGAAAAGGGTAGACTATCACTTGCCGAAGCATTGTCTCAAGGAGATATTTATGCAGCAGCAAGAGCGGCTCAAGAACTTCGTGCACAAAATGCAGCAGATGCAATTGCTCAACAAAGAACTGGAATGGAATCAGCAAGGGACGCACAGATAAGTGCCCTAACTGGTAATGGATTAACCAGAGACCAACTAGAAGAAAAAATAAAAGCATTAAAAGAACAAAATTATAGAATTGATCAAGACACTATTAAACCTTTACAAGAACAGTCAAGACTTGCACAAGTTAAATTAGATTTAATAAATCAAGAGGTAGAAGCACAAGCAAAAAATCTAACTCTTGCTGGAATGACAAAGAAAGAATGGGAAACACAAGCAACAAAGATAGAAGCAGCACAAGTTGCAACAGAACTATATAACGGTGTTCTTCAGGGATCCTTAGATGCAATTAACAAAATGAATGCTGGATGGCAAGGCATTTTAGATAAACTTGGACAGTATGTTGGAACCAATTTACCATCACTACCAGATGGAACTACTACAACCACAACTACAACAGATTCAGGAACAAGTGAAAAACCACCAAAGGGTATAAAATCACCTGGAGTTGTATCAAAACCATCAACCCCATCAAGCGTAATTAATAAAAAATTTCCAACAGTTACTTCTGCAAACATCATGGGAAGTGGAAGTGGATTTGGTATTGGAAGTTCATCTAGCAATAAAATTATGGGTGGAGGTAAAACTCTTGCACCCCAAACATGGCAACAAGCAGTTGCAAAAGCAATTCCAAAGAAATGGAAT